GGAACGATTTGCTCTCACTTTTGAGCAAGATTATCCCTCTACTAAAATCGAACAAAAAATTCTTGAGAAACTGCTTACCTCTCTAGGTGGCACTGACCTTGAATTCTGTGAGAAACTTTCTTCCTGGGCAGACATTATCCGCAAAACCTTTAAGGATGGTGGTATTGACGAAGTTATTTCTACTCGTCGTCTGTCTCATATCATTCGTGCTTACACCATCTTTGGTAAGCGTATGAAAGCGATTGAGGTTTGCGTTAACAGGTTTGATGATGAAACCAAAACGGTATTTTTAGAACTGTATGACAAAATTGATGTCAATGCTGAAGGTCAATTGGATGACCAACAAGAAGCGCCTTGACGCACACCCCTTAAGGTGCTATACTAACCAAATAGATTCTATTATCAAGGAAATCTAACTATGCAATGGAAATACAATGAAGACAAAATCCTCAAAGAAGTTGAGGACTATGTTGTGAGCACTTACGGTAGTCACTACTGTGGTCATAATGATGCCTATAATGACATTCAAACAATTGATTTGATGGCAGCAAAAGACCTGGCACCAGATTTCTGTCAGGCAAACATTCTCAAATACGGTAGTCGTTATGGTGACAAAGATGGTCATAACAAACGCGACTTGCTAAAAGTGATTCACTATGCTATGCTGCTGCTTCACTTCGATAAACACTACAGTCGCATGGATAACGGTCTTGGAGAGTTTAAATGAATAACGTAATCTTATCGCAGGATACTGTAAGTGTTCTAAAAAACTTTGCTACTATTAATGCATCGATTTTATTCAGGAAAGGTAACGTTCTTAAAACAATTAGTGTTGGTGAAAATTGTGTTGCTGAATATGTTTGTGAAGAAAATTTTCCTCAGACCTTTGGAATTTATGATTTGAATCAATTTATGGTTGGAATGACTTTGTTCCAAAATCAAAAACCAGTTCTTGTATTTGAAAACGAAGAGTACGTTACTATTAAAGGTCGTGGGAAGAGTGCTAGATATTACTTCTCAAATCCCGAAATTACTTTAAAAGCAGCACCAGAAAAACAACTTGATTTTCCTGGGGCGGACATGGAATTTTTTATTGACAGCGAATCTTTGTCCGAACTTCGTAAAGCATCTATCATTTATGCGATTCCCGATTTAAGAATTGCATCAAGCAAAAAGAATAATAAATTGATTACGTTATCTTTGCTTGATAAAGATAATGAAACTAGCAATGTATACTCCCAAGAATTTAAAGGAGAAACAACGGGAGAATATGAACTCTTTTTGAAAATGGATTCTTTCGTGATGCTTCCTGGGAATTACAATGTTAAAATTTCTAATAAACTGATTACTGAGTGGAAGCATTCTGCGCTTAATCTCACTTACTATATTGCTCTCGAACCTTGATGAAAAACTTTTTGTGGGTGGAAGAATATCGTCCTCATACAATTGATGATTGTATTCTTCCAGTGAATATTAAAAATTCGTTTAAAGGATTTATTGAACAGAGAGAGATCCCTAACCTTCTACTTACTGGCAGTGCTGGCATTGGAAAAACCACAGTTGCTAAAGCATTGTGCGATGAAATTAACGCTTCCTATATTGTCATTAATGGTTCGGATGAAGGGCGGTTCCTGGATACGGTCAGAAATCGTGTAAGGCAATTTGCCACAACCGTCTCACTGACCTCTGGGGCACCCCACAAGGTTGTCATCATCGATGAGGCAGACAACACCACCAACGATGTTCAACTGTCCCTCAGAACCGCTGTAGAAGAGTTTCACAACAACTGTCGATTCATCTTTACCTGCAACTTTCCAAATAAAATTATTGATCCCCTGCACTCTCGATGCACGGTGGTTGATTTTAAAATCAAGAAGGAGGATGAAGATAAACTACAGGCAAAATTTTTCAAACGTCTCAAAAGTATTCTTGAAGAAAATAAAGTAGAACACGATGATAAAATTATTATCAAATTAATTAAACGTTACTATCCTGATTGGCGTAGATTGATCAATGAAACACAGAGGCACGCTGCATCTGGACAAATTGATAGTTCTATTTTGATTGACATTGACGACATTCAACTTGACGATCTTATTAAATCATTAAAGAATAAAGAATTTACAGTAGTCAAGAAATGGGTTTGTGACAACATTGATAATGATCCAAACCTCATTATCAAAAAAATCTATAACATGCTGTATCAATCTTTGAAACCACCATCAATTCCAGAAGCAGTTTTAATTTTGGCAAAGTATCAATATCAAATTGCTTTTGTTGCGGATCAAGAAATTAACTTTCTTGCTTGCCTTACTGAAATTATGATGCACTGTGAATTCAAATGAAAGTAAAAACCACACCAAAAAATGTAGCAGAAGCAAACTTGGGGTTGTTTCGTGCTAAAATGAGTTTGCCCCTTGCCGCCGCTCACTGCGGCATGACCCAGAAGGAAATGAAAATGACCTTCCAAGAATTTTTAAAGTATCACCCTATTGATTATGAACCTTGATTTTTCCCGCATCAATCTCCATGAATTTTTTGGTTGTGTTGATGCAACCAATACTAAAGAGATGAAGTCGAACACATTCAAAACCTTCCGAACATATCTCCAAGAAAAGTCATTTGCTAAATGGAGCGACGGACAAGTAAGATATGTTGGCGATCACAAGGATGGAGTTGATTTCATCGGTGTAGATGAGACAAATTATGAAATGAAAGGATCGCTTCGTCTTTTTAACAAAAATGGATCCACCAAAACAATTACTCTTAAAAACTTTCGCGGTGATTCTAAAAAGGTAGAAAAAACCTTTGATTATATGTTTCTTGTTGACACCGAAAACATGTGTATTGGATATGCTGATTGGAATACTGTAGAAAAACGTATCTATTTTACACCAAATTCACCTGCTGCTAAAGTAAAATTTTATCCAGGTGATGTTACAATGCTGGCAACTAACATCAATCCAAAACAAAAGAGGATTACTGCCAATCAAATTCTTAACAACATTGAAAACATTCTTTGATATGAAATCTTTGAAAACCCCCCTTCGCTATCCTGGCGGCAAATCAAGAGCAGTTGTAAAACTGTTTCAATATCTGCCAGACATGTCAAACATCACCGAGTTTAGGGAACCTTTTCTTGGTGGCGGATCCATGTCAATTGCCATCTCTAAGCAATATCCAGATATTCCTGTGTGGGTAAATGATCTTTACAATCCTCTTTATACATTCTGGTGTGTTCTTCGTGATCAACCACAAGATCTTTATGATGCCCTAAAAGGATATAAAGAAGACCTTGGACCAGTGCCAGATAAAAAAGCAAACGAACAAGAACCAGAAGAAATTGAAGAAGAGGAAGAGGTAGAAAATAAAGAATTTGAAGAATATTATGATAAGGGTAGAGAACTCTTTAATCAAATGAAAATTGGAATTAATCATCCAGAGGCAGATGATCTTTATCGTGCTACTGCTTTTTATATTCTAAACAAGTGTAGTTTCTCTGGTCTGACTGAGAATTCTTCTTTCTCACCACAAGCAAGCATCAGTAATTTCTCTATGAATAACATTGATAAGATTCCTGGTTATGGCGAAATTGTCAAGGATTGGAAGATTACTAATCTTTCGTATGAAAAATTACTGACAGATGATAGAAGTGTGTTTGTGTATCTTGATCCTCCTTATGATATTAAGGATAACCTCTATGGTCGCAAGGGATCAATGCATAAAGGATTTGATCATGATAAGTTTGCTATTGATTGTGATAGGCATATTTGTCCACAACTGGTTTCATATAATAGTTCTAACCTAGTTAAAAATAGATTTGACGGATGGCGATCTGTTGATTTTGCTCATACATATACAATGCGGTCTGATAAGAAATATACATCTGGTCAAGAATCCCGCCACGAGTTGGTTCTGATCAACTATAATAGTGATGGTTTGGAGGACACCCCATGAAATGCCGTGTACAACTTTATGTTGCTGGAAAAGTTTTTAATGAAGAAGTTTATGCTAGGGACTATCAAGAGGCAAAACAAGTTGCCATTGCCCGCAATCCCAATGCAAAAGTAATCAGCGTTACGAGTGTAATTGAATGAAGTATGAACTAAAAGATTATCTTAATAGTATTAATCAAACCAAAAAAAATATTTTAGATGGCGATGAAGAAGCAGTAAGAGGTTACCCCGCCTACATCATTAATAAATGTTTGTCGTCATTTACAGATAGTGTTTTGTTTGCCAATGAAATGAATTTAAATCATCATTTAAATTTAAAGATGCAATATGATTTTTATATAAATAGTTTGAAGCCTAGGAAACGCTATACTCCTTGGGTTAAAAAACAAACTCTTGAGCATCTTGAATTGGTGAAAAAATATTATGGTTATAACCATAACAAAGCAATCGCCGCATTAAGGGTACTCACGAATTCTCAACTTAATGAGATTAAAAAACTATTAAATATAGGCGGAAATAAATGACTACTGAAATTGAAATTGAATGGCAACCTTCTGATATGGTAGAAGTTAGTTTGTCCGAACCAGATGATTTTTTAAAAGTTCGTGAAACTTTAACTCGTATTGGCGTTGCGTCAAGAAAAGAAAAAAAGATCTATCAATCTTGCCATATTCTCCACAAGCAAGGTAAATACTACATCGTACACTTCAAAGAACTGTTTGCTCTAGATGGCAAAAAAACAAATCTTTCACTCAACGATGTTCAGCGTAGAAATAGAATTGCACAACTTCTTTGCGATTGGGGTCTAATTTCTATTGTGGATGTTTCAAAGATAGAAGATATTGCACCGTTGAATCAAATCAAGGTTCTTGCTTTTAAAGAAAAAGATGAATGGACTTTAGAAAGCAAGTATAATATTGGAAGAAAAAAGCAAGAAGTTTAATGGAAAAAAAAGTCAAAGTTCAACTTTTGACTCCAGAAAAAAAAATTATTTGGGTCATAATACCCTGGGGAAAATCTCATCTAGATTGGTATAGAGATAGAGGATACACTATACTGATGACCGTAGATATTTAGTGGGTATTCCGCACTAGTATTTTCTGTAAAAAATGATATATAATAACAAAGACGCCTTCGGGGTCTTGTAAACTCTCGCTTATTTAAGGAGAAAACAATGACTAATAAATATACTTGGGATATTTACTCCCCATTTTCAGTAGGTCTGGACGATGTATTTCATCGTTTAGAGGCAATGTCTGGACATAATACCAGTTACCCACCCTACAATCTAATAAAAAAAGATGGAAGCAATTACGAAATTGAAGTCGCTTTGGCTGGATTTAAAGCAGAAAAGATTGAGGTATCTACAGAACAGAACATTCTCCGAGTTACCTCTAAGGTTGAGAAACGAGATTCTGAACGAGTGTATGTTCACCAAGGTCTCTCCAAGCGTTCATTCTCCCACAGTTGGCAACTTGCAGATGATGTCAAAGTAACCGCTGTTAATTTTGAAGACGGTTTATTAACAATCTCATTGGAGAAGGTTATCCCCGAGCACCAAAAACGAACTACATACAATATCGGTGCTGGCAGACAAGAGCTTCTAACTGAAGGATAAATAGATGTGGGGCAACCCAAATATCGTCGGCGCTAAGGGGGTGACTGGCAAAATCCAGTTGACACCCCCTATTTTTTATGCTATAATAGATTGTAAATAATTGGAGAACGTATGAATCCATCAATTGTAATTTTAAAAAGTGGTGAACAACTGATTTGTGATTTAAAAGAATTCTTTGATAGCGACAACGAAGAAGAAAAAAGAGGTCTTGGACTTTTGTTTATACACCCATACTCTTTGCAACTTATTCCTTCAGACGAAGACGTTCAAGTTAAATTTAGTAAATGGTGTCCTTATTCTAAGGACAATCAATTTAAAGTTCCTTACGATTCAGTGATTGCTTTTGGGCAATGTGATGATGGACTAGAAGAAGCTTACCTTGAAAAGATTCGTCAAGTCGAAGAGAGCACCAATTCAACCGAGGAAATTGATGATCAAGTTGCTGCGGTTTGATGGCATTTGGATTATTTCTGAACTTGAAGAAATACCAGAAACAGAATTTGGAGATCCTGATTGTATTTTAAAATATCCTTATTCCGTTGAGGATAGAGAATTGCTTCCATGGCCCATGCATACTGATGAAAGAGAACTTGTTGTTAGGTCATCTGACATAACTATTCTTTCAGAACCAAAGAAATTTCTTTTGGCGCGGTACGCATCATTCGTTCATAGTGAACGAAGTAATATTATTAATGATGAAATTATTGAGGAAACTGATACAGAATGAAATTTTACACCAGCGTTGAACAATCGGGTAATACTATTTTAGTTCGTGGTTACGAAAACGGAAACAAATTTCAAGATAAAATTAAATTTAATCCAACGCTGTTTCTCCCTTCTGTTAAAAATTCTGACTGGAAAACTCTAGATGGGAAGTACGTTAGACCAGTTCAGCATGGTACAATTAAAGATGCAAAACAATTTATTGAAGATCATAAAGATATAGATGATTTTCAAATCTATGGTCAAACCAGATTTTTAAACCAATATATTTTGGAGCAATATCCAGATGAAGAAATGAAATACGATATTAATAAAATTCGTATTTTTACATTGGATATTGAAACTGGCGCAGAAAATGGATTCCCAAACATTGAATCTGCAGATCAAGAGATTCTTCTTATCAGTATAAAAGATAGTGAGATGGGAAGAATTCTGGTGTTTGGTTCTAGACCATACGATAACTGGAAAACTAATAATGTAGAAGATCAAAAAGATGTAGATTACATGCACTTTGAAAGTGAAGTAGGGATGCTTAAAGCATTCTTGCATTGGTGGTCGTGTAATTATCCAGACGTGATTACTGGGTGGAATGTTCAGTTATTTGACATGCCATATATTCTGCGAAGAATTGAAAGAATTATCGGGGAAAAAGAAGCTAGAATGATTTCCCCTTGGAACAACACGTTGTGCAGAGAAATTTATATTAAGGGTAGAAAAAATATTGCTTATGATATTAGTGGCATTGCCACGTTAGATTACTTGGAGTTGTATAGAAAATTTACTTATACCAATCAAGAATCATATCGACTTGATCATATCTGCTCTGTAGAACTTGGTTCTAATAAACTAGATCACAGTGAGTTTGATACTTTTAAAGAATTCTACACAAAAGATTGGAATAAGTTTGTTGAATATAATATTCATGACGTGCGCCTTGTTGATCAACTTGACGACAAGATGAAGTTGTTAGAACTTGCTATTACTATGGCATACGATGCCAAAGTAAACTTTGAAGATGTTTACTCTCAAGTGCGTATGTGGGATAATATTATCTATGTTTATCTTGCTAAACAAAAAATAGTTATTCCTCCCAAAAAAGAAAGCGTAAAAGATAGCAAGTATGCAGGCGCATATGTGAAAGAACCTATTGCAGGAATGTATGATTGGGTGGTGTCCTTTGACCTTAACTCACTGTATCCACACCTCATCATGCAGTACAACTTGTCTCCAGAAACTCTTCAAGCACATCGTCACCCCAATGTTAATGTAGAGCGTTTGTTATATAAAGAACTAGATCTTCGTGATCTCAATGGTCAAACTCTATGTGCTAATGGTACATTTTACGATACAACCTATCAGGGATTCCTTCCTAAGTTGATGGATAAAATTTATCAAGAACGCACCATCTACAAAAAGAAGATGCTTGCTGCTAAGCAGCAGTATGAAAATAATCCTAGTGTTGAATTGAAGAAAGAGATTGCTCGCTGTAATAACATTCAGATGGCACGAAAGATTCAACTCAACTCTGCCTATGGTGCTATCGGTAACGAGCACTTTCGTTATTACAAACTCGAAATCGCTGAGGCAATCACTCTTTCTGGTCAGCTATCTATTCGCTGGATTGAAAATAAGATGAATGCCTATCTTAATAAAATTCTAAAAACACAGGATGTTGACTATGTTATTGCTTGTGATACTGACTCTATGTATCTTAACTTGGGTCCTCTGGTTGAAACTGTATACAAGGGCAGAGAGAAAACTAATGAGAAAGTTGTGGGGTTCCTTGATAAGATCTGTCAGATGGAACTTGAACCTTATATTGAAAGTTCTTACCAAGAACTGGCACAATATGTAAATGCTTATGACCAGAAGATGAAGATGAAGCGGGAAAATATCGCTAATAGAGGATTCTGGACTGCGAAGAAACGATATGTCCTCAACGTGTGGGATAGTGAAGGAGTTAGGTATTCAGAACCCAAGATAAAAATTTGTGGAATGGAAACCGCTCGCTCTTCTACCCCCACATACTTTAGAGATAAATTACTTCAAGCATATACTATTGTCATTAATCAAACAAATGATGATATAATTGATTTTGTCGAAAAGATACGGGAAGATATTAAGCATCAAGATTATTTAAATATTGCTTTTCCTAGGGGTGTTAATGGACTTGAAAAATATACAAGTGTATCAAACATTTATTCAAAGGGTACACCTATTCATGTCAGAGGTGCATTACTGTATAATCACTATGTACGAAAGTATAATCTTACTCACAAATATCCTCTTATTCAAGAAGGAGAAAAAATAAAATTTATATATTTAAAAACACCAAACCCACTTCAAGAAAATGTAATTTCCTTTTATCAAAATCTCCCAGTAGAATTTAATTTGGAAAAGTATGTTGATCATAAGTTACAGTTTAATAAATCTTTTTACGAACCATTAAAAAATGTGCTAGAATGTATTGGGTGGCAAGTTGAAAGAAAAATTTCACTATTAGATTTTTTTAAATAACATTATGGACTTTTTATCTAAAGTAATTAAAGATAGCAACAATGAATTTGTTTCCATGGCTGTTGATGGTGTCGCTGCTGGCGACATTGAATATTATATTGATACTGGTAGTTATGTATTTAATGCGTTGGTATCTGGATCTTTATTTGGTGGAATCCCATCTAACAAAATCACTGCTCTTGCGGGAGGCGAAGGCACAGGCAAAACTTTCTTTTGTCTCAGTATTGTCCGTAATTTTCTTGATAGTGATCCCACCGCTGGAGTCATTTATTTTGAAACAGAATCTGCTATTAGTAAAAAGATGATTGAGAGTCGCAATATTGATTCTAAGCGACTTATAATTTATCCTGTAGATACAGTTGAAGAGTTTCGTACTCATGCTGTTCGTATCATTGATAAATATATGGAACAACCTAAAGAAGAACGCAAACCTCTTATGTTTGTATTAGATTCTTTGGGTATGCTCTCTACACTTAAAGAAGTTCAAGATGCATCGGACGATAAACAAGTTCGTGACATGACTAAAGCACAACTTGTAAAATCTGTATTCAGAATTCTTACGTTGAAACTTGGCAAAGCAAATATTCCAATGTTAGTTACAAACCATACTTACGATGCTATTGGCTCTTACATTACAGAACAAAAAATGGGTGGTGGTGCTGGTCTTAAGTACTCTGCTAGCACGATCATTTTTCTTTCCAAGAAAAAAGAAAAAGAAGGAACCGATTTGGTCGGAAACATTATTAAGTGTGAGGCGAAGAAGTCCCGTTTAACCAGAGAAGGATCTAAAGTAGAAACACGTTTGTTTTTTGATGGGCGTGCATTAGAAAAATATTATGGTCTTTTAGAACTTGGTGAAGAAGCAGGCATTTGGAAAAATGTTGCGGGACGCTATGAGATTGACGGAAAAAAAGTTTATGGCAAAGAAATTTTAAAAAATCCAGAAAAATATTTTACAGAAGATGTTATGGCAAAATTAGAGGAACGTGCTATGACAGAATTTTCGTATGGGGTGAGAGATGACGGAGAAGATTGAATCTACGATTATCAGAAATTTAATATGTAATGAAAATTATTACAGGAAGGTGTTGCCCTATATTAAATCAAATTACTTTCAAGAGTATGATGAAAGAACTATATTCGAAGAGATCTATGATTTTTCTACCAAGTTTGATAAGGTTCCTACAAAAGAAATTTTAATAATTAGTTTGCAAAATAGGAATGATCTTACTGAAGAAACATATAAACAAAGCGTTGAAAAAGTTAAACAGTACAGTGAAGAGTGGGTTGATATAGATTGGTTACTCACGGCAACAGAAAAGTGGTGTAAAGATAAAGCAATATACAATGCTTTGTTACAATCAATTAAAATTGCTGATGGAGAAGATCCAAAAATATCAAGAGATGCCATTCCATCTATACTTCAGCAAGCTCTAGCGGTATCGTTTGACGAATATATCGGACATGATTATGTAGATAATGCTGATATACGTTATGAATATTATCATAAAGATGAAGTTAAGATACCATTTAACATTGACAAGTTTAATTTAATAACTAAGGGAGGACTACCAAATAAAACATTAAACGTTGCCCTTGCTGGTACTGGGGTAGGAAAATCTCTATTCATGTGCCACTGCGCCGCCTCGTGCCTTTCATTAGGAAAGAACGTTTTATACATTACGTTGGAAATGTCTGAGGAAAAAATTGCAGAAAGAATAGACGCAAATCTTTTAAATGTAAATATTAAAGATGTTGCTGATCTACCACAAACATTGTTTACTTCTAGAATTGAAGACATTGGTAGAAGAACTCAAGGTAAATTAATCATCAAAGAATATCCAACCGCATCTGCACATGCAAATCATTTTAAAGCACTGCTTAATGATTTGCGTTTAAAAAAAGATTTTAAACCCGACATCATCTTTATCGACTACCTTAACATCTGTGCTTCTGCTAGATACAAAGGTCACATTGTAAATTCTTATACTTATGTTAAAGCTATTGCTGAAGAACTACGTGGTCTTGCTGTTGAACACAATGTCCCTATTGTCTCAGCGACGCAAACAACCCGTAGTGGTTTTGGCAATAGCGACGTGGATCTTACTGATACTTCGGAGTCCTTTGGTTTACCTGCCACTGCTGACTTTATGTTTGCTCTTATATCGACGG